TTTCTTTCAAATTAATACCAACACAGGTGCTGTTACCTTACATACACCAATGGACGCAAACCATAACTCAGTACAGTCATCAGTAGACGCTAATGGTAATGGATACGATTGGTTTTATGTGCTTACTGTTTATGCAACAGACACAGCAGGGAATACGTCAAACAAACAGGTTAGGTTTGATATATTAAAGCAGTACGAAGGTTTTTTAGATATGGAAGCTGATGACGCTACTATAAATATTATCGGCATCTTCTCACAAAACCGAGACGAGTTTGATTTTGCTTCAGGTGTTGATAACTTTACTCTTAAATGTCAGCAAACTAGGGATGGATATACTGCGGGTGATCTGCTACCATCCAGTCAAATATTAGGATGGACGCTCAGTAATTTTAGCCATGCTGGATTATTCTCTATAAACCAATTTGGTCAAATAACTTCCAATCAGCCTTTAGATTACGAGACGTTTGGGGGAAGTAATTTAGTTTTTACTGTCGCGCCAACTTTGCTGGGTGCGCTTAATACATCTTGTACTTATATACTTACTCTTAATAATACGGATGATGAAGCACCTGTGTTTACTGTTCCTAACAATAACATTCAGTATAACGTGCCTTTAGCGGCAAACTCTACGTTGTTAGATGTTAGCACGTTGGTTTCAGACCCTGATGGTTCTATTAGTAATCCTTTCACATACTCGATAACAAGCTCGATGCCTGTTGGTAATTACTATAGTATAGACTCATCTACAGGCGTTATAACAAACGGTAATACTCTTAGTACCGTTGGATCGGGTGTTCCTATAACAGTGAAAGTTACAGACGCTGCTGGTAATCATAATAGTTATACCTTTACTACTGAAGGTCTTGCTTCTTCTTTACATACAGCTACAGTAACGAAAGGGCTTTATTCTCAAAGTAGTGGCTCTGCAAATTATTATGGTTTCCATTATGCAGGGGGCAATGGTAGTATGACCAACGGCACTTTCCATAATAACGCAGCTATTAGATTTATAGGTAGTTTTAGATACTCATCCTACACCCCAACCATTAGGTTTAATTTAGCTGGTGGGCATTCGCCCAATAATAGTTTGTTTAGTACAATGACTATTAACGTGGGTGGGACGAACTATACTTTCAATAGGTCAGCCGCGAGTTATGCTAATTATTATAATCAAGAAACTCAGTTTTCATGGACTAGCTCGACCGCTACTGCTGCACATACAGCCATAAGCGGACTAAGTAATAGTCAAACATTTACAGTAGAATGGAATTAATTATGATAAATTGGAAAATAACAAACTTAGAATACTATAACGAGTATCAAGGATTAAGCAATGTTGTTAAAACTATACATTACATAGTTGAAGCTACAGACGCAGACAATAACATAGGTCAGTGTGTGGGCAGTCAACAGTTAGATTTAACACAGTTAAACGCTAAACTTTTTACAGAGTTTGAGTCTATAACTGAAGATAACGTAATAAGTTGGTTAAAGGACAGCCTTAACGCTACTGACCCTTCTTCTGTAGAAACTTTAGAAGGGTTCGCTCTGCAAGGCGTTGTCATAGGCAACACTGAAGAAACAAATGTAGGATTACCATCTAACTGGTAGTCTCATTACGGACAAGGATGTCCTCAACTTTAAGAGGATATATAATGACAAAGGCAAGAGATATTGCTGATGGCACATCAGTAGATACCACGAACTTTGTAACAAAAACAAACGGAGTCATCGAAGCACTTGACGGCTCTGCTTTAACAAGCTTAACACCAGCTAACTTAGACAATACTGGTACTATTCCTTCAGCACTCCTTGCGGGTGTTGGGGGTGGTAACACTCCTTATTTTTCAGCGAAGGGTACTTCTACTCAAGTAATAACTCACAACTCTAACACTGATTTAAACTTTAATACATTAAGAGACTCTTTAGATAGCGATACTGCATACGATACGACGAATAAAAACTACACAATTCCTACAGGTAAAGCTGGTTTCTATTTCTTATCTGCTGGTTTGTATTTTACGGGAACAATTAGTGCAGGCACACAGGTTCAAATAGCCATAAGAGTTAATAATACTGATGTTAGTAACCGCTCCGTGATTGCACCAACAGGGGGAGGGTCTTTTGCAGACCATTTTCTTAGAACACATACGTTGCAAAAACTAAATGAAGGTGATGTTGTTCATGTGAATGTATGGCAAAATTCAGGGAGTTCTGTGACTATACATGCAAACAACGCCAATGCTGGTTTCAGTGGATTCCGCATTGACGATTTAAACTAAGGATAACCAATGGAAGAACTAAAACAACAAGTAGAACGCTTGGAATGGCGAGTGGATCTACAGGACGAACAACTTAAGACGCTTACGGCTAACGCTAATGAGCTTAGAGGGATGCTGGATAGCATCAACCGCACCCTGCTACAAATCAAGTGGTTAGTTGTGGGCGGTGCTGTTGTTTGGTGGGGTCAGTCTATGGGACTTGGCAGCTTCTTTAAATTAGTAGGAGTATAGACTATGGGCGTAACAGACTTGATTGCTGGTATCTTTAAACCAGCCGCAGACCTCGTAGATAAAATGCACACCAGCGACCATGAACGATTACAAGCTAAAGGGCATCTTATGGATGTCCAAGCTGCTGCCATGCAGCGTGTGTTCGACTACGAAAAAGAAATGATTAAAGGGCAGCAAGCTATTGTAACTGCGGAAGCTAAAAGTGAACACTTTATCGTAGCTGCGTGGAGACCAATAACAATGCTAACCTTCCTTGCACTTGCTGTAGGCGATACCTTCGGGTTATTTGCTACGCCCCTTCGTGATGAAGCTTGGGCGTTACTACAGCTTGGCTTAGGTGGTTATGTCGTAGGACGTAGTGGTGAGAAGATTGCAAAGGTTATGAAAGGATAGATTATGGATACTAAAATATTAGACGAGTTACACGATAGTGTAGCTAGAGACTTGTTAGCAAAAGTTAAATCAGGTGAAGCGACTGCATCAGAATTGTCAGTTGCAACAAAGTTCCTTAAGGATAACGGAGCTGTTCACGAGGTTGTAACGTCAGAGTCTCCTATGGCAAACTTACTGGAAGCATTACCCTTTGAGGAGATGTCCCATTGAGAAACTATAAGAAAGAGTATGCTAACTACCATAGCAGCGACAAACAAAAGAAAAGAAGAGCAGCACGTAACTCATCAAGATCGTTAATGATTAAGAAGAGGGGTGCTGCTGCTGTTGCTGGTAAGGACGTAGATCATAAAGACAGAAACCCAAGTAACCAATCTACGAGTAACTTGAGAATACAAAGTAAACGTAAGAACAGGAGCAGAAATGGCTAGTAAAGGTTTATACGCAAATATTAACGCAAGAAAAAAGAAAGGCACAAGCCGATCTAAAAAGAACTCAACTATATCACCCAAAGCTTACGCTAAACTTAAGATAGGTTTTAAGAAAAAGGATTGATAATGGAAAAGATGCCAGAGCAGCTAAAAGACTTCCGTAACTTTATGTATATAGTTTGGAAGCACCTTAACTTGCCTGATCCAACTCCAGTACAGTATGACATGGCAGACTACATACAGAACTGCCCTCGTAGAGCAATCATTGAAGCATTTCGTGGTGTAGGTAAGTCCTATATCACCGCAGCATTCGTGGTACACCAGTTACTTCTCGATCCACAAAAGAAGTTCATGGTAGTGTCGGCATCTAAACAAAGAGCTGACGATTTTTCCACATTCACTCAACGTCTGATCCTAGAACTCCCAATATGCCAACATCTCATAGCAACAAGTGAGCAAAGGTGGAGTAAGATCGCGTTTGATGTAAGACCCGCATTAGCGTCTGGTAGTCCCTCAGTTAAATCTGTCGGGATTACTGGACAGCTAACGGGCAGTCGGGCAGACATAATTATCGCAGATGACATTGAAGTACCTAACAACTCTATGACGCAAATGATGCGAGAGAAACTAGGTGAAGCTGTTAAGGAATTTGATGCGGTACTAAAACCAGAAGGTAAAATCCTATACTTAGGGACACCCCAGTGTGAAATGAGTCTTTATAATACGCTTACAGAGCGTGGTTATCAGATGAGAGTCTGGACTGCTAGATACCCGTCCATAGACAAGGCTGAGAAGTCGTATGGCGCACGTTTAGCACCTACCCTATGGGATGCTATGCATGAAGCACAAAGTCCCTTAGACGGGCAACCAGTAGATCCTCTGCGATTTGATGATGAGGACTTGTTAGAACGTGAACTATCTTATGGTCGTTCAGGTTTTGCACTACAGTTTATGTTAGACACAAGTCTAGCAGACATGGATAGATACCCATTGAAGCTTAATGATCTTATGGTGATGTCGATAGACAATGATAAAGCACCAGAGAAGCTCGTGTATGGCGTTATGAAGCCAGTTACGGACCTACCCAATGTGGGACTAGCGGGTGACAAGTATTACGCCCCAGAAGCGATTCTAGGGGACTACATCGAGTACGATGGCTCTGTGTTAGTTATTGATCCATCTGGTAGAGGTCAAGATGAAACAGCTTATGCTGTTGTTAAGATGCTTAATGGTTATTTGTACGTAGCGGACTGCGGTGGTATTCAAGGCGGTTACGATGAAACTACGCTAACGAAGTTATGTAACATTGCGAAGGAACAAAAAGTTAACATGGTACTCATTGAGAGTAACTTTGGTGACGGTATGTTCACAGAGCTACTTAAACCGTTCCTGAGAAAGATATATCCTGTTACTACGGAAGAAGTACGACACAGTAAGCAGAAAGAACTACGTATAATTGATACA